GTTTTGTTTGACAACAAGATCAGGGCTAACAGGTGGCCGGTCAAGCTAGTCGTTAATGTTCACGATGAGATACAATGGGAAACAACACCGGAACTTGCCGATATAACTGGTAAAGCCTGTGTCGAAGCAATTGAAGAAGCAGGACGACATTTTAAATTACGTTGTCCACTTACAGGAGAATATCACGTTGGCACAAACTGGCGACAAACCCACTGACCGCATCATCATTGATGTGTATGAGAACTCATTTGAGTTGGCGCACACGCCAGGATTGGATGTCTTTGAGGTAGCGATGATGTTGTTTTTGTGCCTCGAATACCTGAACAAAGAGTATGGGGATTTACAAGACGCACCGGTTATGCTACAATAATGTTTTGCGGCTGTGGCGTAATTGGTAGCCGCAAGGGACTTAAAATCCCTCGCCAATCGGCGTACCGGTTCGAGTCCGGTCAGCCGCACCATGTAACTTGAAAGGAAATTAAATGGACAGTACAAAACCCGTGAAGATCGAAGGTGAGTTGTTTTGGGCTAACTGGATGAAGGAGTTTAACACTCGCTTCAACGAGGCTAACGTCAAATACGAATGCACCATCGGCAACCTTACGGATGAAAGTGTGGAGGCTCTTAAAAGCCTGGGTGTAAACGTCAAGAACAAGGACAACATGGGTAACTACATTGTAGCCAAGTCCAAGTTCGTGTTTGAACCCGTGGACAAGAACGGCGGTGATATTGCCATCGACAAGATTGGTAATGGCACCAAGGTCTTTGCTATCATGACCTCTTACAAGCACAAGATGAGCAGCAAGTTTGGTAATGCTCCGAGTGTGCGTAAGCTGGTGGTAACCGACCTCAAGGAATACAACCCTGAGGCTAAAGTAGCAGAGGAAGATGCGGCCTTCTGAACCAAAAGAGGCTTTGGTCGATGCTGACATGCTTGTCTATCGCGTAGGTTTCTCCTGCGAGGAAGATGACGAGCAAGATGCAAAGAACAGGCTTGTGGAGTGGTTTACCGATGTGGTGTACCTAACCTTGGAGTGTAACGACTACAAGGCGTACATCACCGGTAAAACCAACTTCCGATACGAATACGCAGTTACGGTGCCCTACAAAGGCAACCGTAAAGACATGAAAAAGCCCCGACACTATGCTGCACTGCGAGAGCATCTGCAGAAAAGGCTCGGGGCGATTTTAACTGAGGGTGAGGAAGCTGATGATGCTGTGGCTATTCAATCCTGTCTTGGAAATTATTGGCTCGTACACCAAGACAAGGATTTAGACCAACTTCCTGGGTGGCATTACAACCCGGTAAAAGGTGAGAAGTATTACGTCACTGAGTTTGAGGGTTTGCAGAACTTCTACAAGCAAATGCTCACAGGTGACCGTACCGACAACATCGAAGGCATCCACGGCATCGGCCCTGTCAAGGCTGATAAGATCATCAGCAAATGCTCCACAGAGCAAGAACTATATGAGGCAGTATGGAAAACTTACGAGAAACACAACCTGCCGCACGACAGACTGGTAGAAAACGGCAGGCTGCTGTGGTTGAGGCGGGAGCCGGGGCAGATATGGTGTCCTCCTTCAGTCTCGCAGGCAGTCAATGGTCCGTCAGCCTGAGTCCTGACATCAATGAAATGGGCTATTGTGATCCTGAAACACATACCATCAAGATCAGGGCTAACATGACAGACCAAGCAAAGCAGGCTACGTTCTACCATGAACTAGTCCATGCAGTGTTGTTTACGATGGGGCAGACCAACCATAACGAGGAGTTTGTGGATACCTTTGGTGGCTTTCTGCACCAGTTTGTGTCTACCAAGAAATGAAGACTTCCAGCGCTAAACAGAAAGGCCGCAGGTTGCAGCAGTGGGTACGGGATAAACTGTACCAATACTGCCACCACCTACGGCCAGGGGATGTGGAATCTACGTCAATGGGTGCTGGTGGTGAGGATGTGAAGCTCTCTCCCCATGCCCGTGACTACTTCCCCATCCAGATCGAATGTAAATCTTATGCAAAGTTTGCTGTGTATGACATCTATCAGCAAGCCTGCAGCCACGGAGATTATGAGCCGGTAGCGATCATCAAGCAGAACAACTGCAAGCCTCTGGCTGTGGTGGATGCTGATTATTTCTTCCGACTATTTGGACACGAAAAGAACCCTAGTGTATGATAGACTTTAATTTCACAGTTGAACATATTAAAGATAATCCAGATGGCTCTGGTGACTTTACGTTTCATATGTCTGATGAAGACAAGAACAATATTGTCCGATGGGCTGTGCTAGAGATTCTAAAGAAAGCAATTGAAGAAGGAAAGAAACTTGACCCGAGTAAAGACAATCTGGAAAACACCGGATGCTGAGTACCTGCTAGCTTTCATTGCCCGTGTGTCTAATCCACACAACCAGAACAACAACGAAACTGCTCCCAGACTGCTGCGCTACCTAATCAAGCACAAGCACTGGAGTCCTTTCGAGATGGTGTCTGTGTGTATGGAAATTAAGACCACCCGTGACATTGCTCGGCAGATTCTGCGCCACCGATCATTCAGCTTCCAGGAGTTTAGTCAGCGGTATGCGGTAGCGGATGAGTTTGAATGGAGCGAGCCACGCCTACAGGATGAGAAGAATCGACAGAACAGCATTCCTGTCGAAGACCGTGAACTGCACAAGTGGTGGCAAGATCGACAGGCAGATGTATTGATTGAAGCCAAGAAAGCCTACGCTGATGCCCTTAACAACGGTATTGCCAAGGAGGTTGCCCGTAAGGTGTTGCCTGAAGGCTTGACGATGAGTAACATGTATATGTCTGGTACTCTGCGTAGCTGGCTGCACTATGTCGACATCCGCTGCGGCCCGGAGACACAGAAAGAGCATCGTGAGGTTGCTGAACTGTGCAAGGCAGAACTTGAGAAATACTTTCCTAATGTAATGGAAGCGTTTAATGAATCTCAATGAGTATCAGAAGAAGGCATACGAGTTTGCCCTTCAGCCATCTAAAAGCCTTGTCTATCTTGTGACAGGCTTGGGTGGTGAGGCAGGTGAGTTGCAGAGCATCTATGCCAAGTGGGTGCGTGACGGTGGTCGGCTTGATGTGACTAACGTCAAGAAAGAACTTGGAGACATTCTCTGGTTTGTGTCTGCGATTGCAGAGTATTGCTGTATTGATCTGGATGACGTAGCACAAACCAACATTGATAAACTTGAATCCCGCAAGCAGCGGGGTACTATTGGAGGTAGCGGCGATGAGCGGTAATGACTACAATATGGGGTTTGACGACGAATACAATAACGATAAGTTCCGTGATTACTATACGTTCAATTATCGTGAAGAAACAGATGATCGCAACATTCATGTACACCGTTCTTTTGAAAACGCGACCACATGGCCTGTTGTCCTTCAGGAGTTTCTGAACTTCCTTAACAATGTGTACGGCTACGATGTGTCCAGCAAGGTGCGTATCGAAGCCAATCCGTTTGGTATTGAGCAGGGTTGGGCCGGGGGTACCTACGATGCTGATGAGCCTGCTATGGCACACTGGCGTAAGAAACAACGTGAGGAAGAAGATGAAAACTTCCCCGAGGCTAACGAAACGTTTACCGACGACAACGATGAAGATTCTCCTTCTTGACATTGAGTCTGCCCCTAACACAGCCTATGTGTGGGGGCTTTTTAAACAGAACATTAGCATCTCTCAGATTGTAAACTCATCTGAAATGCTGTGTTGGGCAGCCAAGTGGTTAGGCTCTAATGACATTGAGTTTGCCTCCATCATGGGCGGCAAGCGTAAGATGCTTCAGCGCATCCACAAGCTGCTCGACCAGGCTGACGCTGTGGTGCATTACAACGGTAGTCGTTTCGACATTCCTACGCTCAATAAGGAGTTCCTACAGGCTGATATGCCGCCTCCTGCTCCGTACATGCAGATCGACCTTCTGCGTACAGCAAGGCAGCAATTCCGCTTTCCGTCCAACAAACTGGATTACGTTGGTAAGGCTCTGGGTGTCGGTCAGAAAGAATCCCATGAGGGGTTCGAGTTGTGGATCAAGTGCATGAACCGTGATCCTGACGCATGGCAGCGCATGGAGGCTTACAACAAACAGGATGTGCTGTTGCTGGAGCAAGTGTATTACAAGTTCCTGCCGTGGATCAAGGGACACCCTAACCGTGGGGTGTTGTCTGAGACACCTATGGTTTGTCCTACATGCGGTAGCAATCACCTCAAGAAGCGTGGATTTAACCTCACCAAGGTGGGTAAGTATCAGCGGTATCAGTGTGGCGACTGTGGCACTTGGGCCAGTGAACGTACCGGTGTTAAACTAGATGATCTGGTGGTAAAAGGTGTATGACAAGAGATTGCAGTACTTGTTTTTATCGTGAGTTTGACAGGGGATACACTCCCTGCATGACTTGCTCCGGTTATGGTAACTGGACTGCCCGAGACACTTACTTGAAAGAAGGACAGGTGGAAGACCCTATTAACAGCCCCAAGCACTACACGCAGGGGAAGATTGAACCAATTGACGCTATCGAAGACTGGGGACTTAACTTCAGGTTAGCTAACGTGGTCAAGTACGTTGCCCGTGCTGAACACAAAGGCAAGCCAGTAGAAGACCTCAAGAAAGCCCTTTGGTATTTGCAGAGGGAGATTAGCAAACGTGAATCTAACCTTTGAAGAACTGAAAGAAAAACTCAAGATGATCGACGAGGTATTGCTGGTTGAGATGCTGGACATCCGCAGCGATGACATCGTTGAGCGCTTTTATGATGTGATTGAAGAGCAACAACAAAAACTACGAAGGATGATTGATGACTGAACTGACCCCGTACCAGACGTACATCGCCAAGTCGCGCTACTCACGTTTCCTGGATGACAAGAATCGCCGTGAGCATTGGCCGGAGACTGTGGGTCGTTACTTTGACTTCATGGCTAAACACCTGAAGAAGAAGCACGACTATACCCTTACACCTGAACTGCGTAACCGCCTTGAGACAGCGGTTCTGAACCTTGATGTCATGCCTTCCATGCGTGCTATCATGACTGCTGGAGATGCCCTTGACCGTCAGAACATTGCTGGCTACAATTGCTCTTATCTACCTATCGATGATCCGAAGGCTTTTGACGAAGCCATGTATATCCTTCTCTGCGGTACGGGAGTTGGGTTCAGCGTGGAGCAGAAGTATGTCAGTAAACTTCCCGAGATTCCGGATGCTTTGTTTGATTCTAATACTGTGGTTGGTGTTAAAGACTCCAAAGAAGGATGGGCAAAGGCTCTGCGACAGGTTATCGCCCTGCTATATGCAGGCGAAATCCCTCGATGGGATGTATCCGGCGTTCGTCCCGCTGGCGCACGTCTCAAAACATTTGGAGGCCGTGCATCGGGGCCGGGGCCGTTGGTTGAGTTATTCAAATACGTTGTGGCTAAGTTCAAAGCCGCTGCTGGTCGAAGGCTCACCTCCTTGGAGGCCCATGACATTCTGTGCAAAATTGGGGAAGTCGTTGTGGTTGGGGGTGTACGCCGGTCGGCAATGATTAGCCTGTCTGACCTAGCAGATGACCGTATGGCTCACGCCAAGGCCGGTAACTGGTGGGAAGGACAAGGACAACGGGCACTGGCTAACAACAGTGCTGTGTACGATACCAAGCCTGATGTCGGTCAGTTCATGCGTGAGTGGAGCAGCATCTATGAGTCTCATTCGGGAGAGCGTGGAATCTTTAACCGGTATGCCTCCGAGCTTCAAGCAGGCAAGAACGGTCGTCGAGAGTTGGGTAAGGAGTGGGGCACGAACCCTTGCAGCGAGATTATTCTCCGTCCTTATCAGTTCTGTAACCTGTCTAGTGTTGTTGTTCGCGCTGGTGATACTATGGATCGACTACGGGATAAGGTGGCTATTGCAACCATTCTGGGGACGTTCCAATCGACAATGACCAACTTCCCGTACCTGCGTAAGGTGTGGCAGACTAACACCGAGGAGGAGCGTCTGTTGGGTGTGTCTATGACCGGTATTCTGGACAACCCTCTGCTTAACAACGGTGATGACGCTGAACTACCTAAACGACTGGAGGAACTGAAAGATGTGGCTGTGGCTACTAATGGCGAGTTTGCGCGTACTCTCGGGATTCCTGTCAGTGCTGCTATTACTTGTGTCAAGCCTGAGGGCACTGTATCTCAGCTTACCGGCACTGCTAGCGGTATCCATCCCCAACATGATGAGTATTACATTCGTCGGGTACGCTCTGACAACAAAGACCCTCTGACTGACTTCCTGAAGTCCCAGGGTTTCCCGTCTGAGCCTTGCGTCATGAAGCCTGAATCCACCACGGTATTCAGCTTCCCGATGCGAGTGGAGAAGGGTGCAGTGTTCCGTAGCGATCTGACGGCTATTCAGCACCTGAAGTTGTGGCTACTGTTCCAGCGTTACTGGTGTGAGCATAAGCCTTCTGTGACGATCAGTGTTCGTGAGGAGGAATGGCCTGAGGTTGGTGCATGGGTGTGGAAGCATTTTGATGAGGTTACCGGTGTGTCCTTCCTTCCGATGGATGGAGGCACATATCGACAGGCTCCGTATGAGACTATCACTCAGTATGAGTATCATGACCTCATGACTAAGATGCCTACCAGCATTGATTGGGAACAGTTCCTAGAGGGTACAGACAACGTAGAAGGAGTGCAAACGCTGTCCTGCACGGCGGGTGCTTGTGAACTACCTTAATTAACAGGAGTAAGCATGTATTATGATGATGGTCTAGACTACAAGAAACTGTTTGAGGACCCTCAGTTGTTAAGTAAAACAATTCGGGAAGAACAAAAAGCCTATTGGCAACGAGAGGCTAGTTCAGACAAAATGTATGTAAACAACGTGCATGAGCGCCGCTTACCTAAACTAAAAAAACTGAAAATGCTTCAGTCTCATTTTTTAGGTAAAATCAAACTAGATAAGTTTCGTCCTGGTCTAGCCATCATCAATGATCGCTACATTGTTTCTCTGAAGTCTAATCGGTGGCAGACATCGGACGGAGGAACTTGGTACTACTACAAAAATGTAAAGGACCTCGTAGAAAGATACATATTAAAGGAAAAAGATGATACTGGTACGGCTACGACAAGGAATTGGCTTTGACATTGAGTATAATGAGGATATTTGTCATCGTGTTGACAACTATGAGGAGGGCAAGGAAGAAGTATGGGCATTTGCCGGAATGATTATCATGCTACCGTTCATTAAAATCTATATCGGAGATTTCTTCGAGTAAACAAAAAGCCCCTTGGAGCAATCCTTGGGGCTTTCTTATTACTTCTTCTTGTTTTTCATGTGGCTTGTCGTCCGAGCACCACGTTCCGGCATCTTGCGACTCTTACCGGCTGCGCTGAGCGCAATGGCTACTGCTTGCTTCTGGGGTCGGCCTTCCTTCACCATCTTGCTGATGTTGGCGGAAACCGTCTTGTCACTCTTACCTTTTTTGAGGGGCATACTATTCTCCTATGAATTTTGCCTCAGCTTCCCGCCTACGGGTTAAGCCTCTTAACACCCTGCCGTTGGCTTTGTTCCACTTCAGGCACTCTTTGGCTGCTTCGGGCCAGTCCTTCTCGTTAATACGCTTCCTGAAGGTACTGATCCTCAGGTTACCTAACCCACAGTTGTAGGCCCACGACACCACAGCAGCAATGCGCCCCGGTGGCTCACCCTTCAATCCTGGGCATAGTTCCATCACACCTACATGGAAATGGCTTAGGTGATAGTCCAGAGCCTGCTCGCATTGTTCCATTGTCCAGATTGTCTCTGGGCCAATGTCTTTGCCAGTGGCTCCGTATCCAATGGTCCACGGTGCTCCACCTGTGCCCGGATCAGGATACGCCTTTACCATGCCATCGGGCAGAATACGGGCGCATCCCTCAAAAGGCTTGATGAACACTTCCTTACAGATTTTATACACTTCGCTCACGGCGCTCTATACTCCGACCGACGTACCAGAACGTAAGGATCATCATTAACATGGAGAAATCGTCGCTTGTCCAAGTATTCAGAACAAACTCGCTCCAAGGAATGCCGCTATCAAGGGCATAATACATCGAAACAGCCTTAAAGACCATGTACATGCCAAAGAGCATCCAAGTAATTCCTGGACGTACAAGTGCTGATAAACTAGCCACCCACTTGTAAGCCTTGGCATCAGCCTTGCCCTGTTGCACAAAGGCTTCGTTAATGGCTTCCAACTGTGCAATACCGTGGTCCACATACCGGTGCTCAAGCCTGTACTCACCTCGCATCTTCTCAAGGTCAGTCTGTAACTTGAACATTTCCAGTTCATGCTTACGCTCACTGGCTCGGTCTAGCCATTTAAGCACTTCAGGGGCAAGCCGGAACAAGCCCCCGAAGATGCTACCTAGCAGACCGCCTGTTAGAGTTTCGATCATCAGAATTCCCCAGAAATATTCTGGATAACCCCACGAGTAATGTTAGTAGTATCCATCAACGCTGAAAATTGTGTAGCCACAGAAGGAGATATTATTTTGAAGCTCTTTGATTGTAATAGTCCTGTAACACGTGATATTGTTTATCTTCTTGCTTCATGTTTCAAGTCATGGACTCTCTATAAACCAGTGACTAGCCGCCCGTGTAATAGCGAGTGGTATTTCTTGGGCAAGTCAGCGATCTTTCAACGAAAGTCAGCCATCAGTGTCCTAAAACAACTCG